ATGCAAATTCAGTTAATACTGATGCTATTATTGATGATTCAGTTACGTCAGCCCACCTTGCAGCTGGTGCTGTAGATGCAACTGCTTTAGGAAATGATGTTGTAAATAGTCAACACATAGCAGCTGATAGTATTGATGCTGAACACTATGCTGCTGGTTCTGTAGATGCTACAGCACTAGGTGCAGATAGTGTTACTGCAGCCAAGATTGGAGATAATGTTTTAAACTCTGAGCATTACGCAGCAGCAAGTATTGACAATGAACACTTAGCTGATAACGCAGTAAATACAGCAGAGATAGCAGATAACGCAGTATCAATAGCTAAAATGGCAGGTCTTGCTCGTGGTAAAGTAATTGTAGGAGATGCAAGTGGCGATCCTTCTGCTTTAGCATTAGGCCAAAGTGGTTATGTATTAAAATCAGATGGTTCAGATATAGCTTGGGCAGCAGATGCAGGTTTATCTGATGAAAATGTACAAGACTTAGCTGGTGCAATGTTTACTTCAAATACTGAAACAGGCATTACAGCTACATATCAAGATGCAGATGGTACTATAGATTTAGTTATTGGAGCAGGTGATATTGTACATTCAATGTTAGGTGCTGATGCAGTAGACGGAGATAACATAGGCGATGATGTTATAAATTCAGAACACATAGTTGCGGATAGTATTGATGCTGAACATTTAAATGCTAACTCTGTAAACACAGATGCTATTATTGATGATGCAGTTAGAACTGCACACATACAAAATGCTCAAGTAACTACAGCTAAAGTTGCTGATGATGCAATTACTTATGCCAAAATGCAACACACAGCAGCAGCTAATAGATTATTAGGTGCAGCAAGTGCTGGTGTTATAGGTGAAGTGCAAGTTGTTGTAGGAATGATGGCTGCAAACTCTGTAGACTCAGACCAATATGTAGACGGAAGTATTGATACTGTTCATTACGCTGACAATTCTATTACAGGTGCAGAACTAGCAGACAACATAGACATTGCTGGTACTTTAGATGTAACAGGAGTTGCAACTTTAGATTCTAACCTAGTAGTTGCTGGTAGTGCGGTTGCTGGAACATTTATAGACACTACAAACACTGGCAATATAGCACTTAACTTTTCAAACGATAATAACTTTGTGTTAACTTTAACTGGTGATGTTGTATTAACTAATCCTACAACAGAAATTGTAGGACAGTCTGGATTTATTGTTTGTATTCAAGATGGAACTGGAGGAAGAGGGTTAACTATAGGAACAGACTACGAAACAGCAGGAGCAGCAGGAATTACTTTAAGTACAGCAGCCTCAGCAACAGATGTTGTTCCATATATTGTAGCAGCTTCGGGAAGAATACTTTTAGGTCAGCCTCAATTAGCATTTTCATAAGGAGTAGTTAATGGCTTTTACTTCCACAACTCAATTAATTAGTGGCTCAGAACATAATATTGGGCAGTCTTTTAGATTTAATTCAACTACTGGTCAATCTTTATATAGAGAATATTCAGATGCAGGCAATCAAAAACTATGGACATTTGCTTGTTGGTTTAAAAGATCATCTAATAATGCAAGTAGAGGAGATAATAATAATGTTAACTTTATATTCGCTGGTTATGCTGATGCTAATAATAAACTAGAAATTCTTTTTGACCCTACTACAGATAAATTAAGAATGTTATCAATTGTAGGTGGCTCAGATAGTGGTGATTTAATAACTAATAATGCTTTTGAGGATACTGGTTGGTATCATTTATTATTTCAAATGGATGCTGCTAACGCTTCATTTAAGATATTTGTTAATGGTATTGAAGAAGCAACGACTGTAACTACTGCTGTTGGTAATGTTAATCATACTGTTAATAGTGCTACTACACATACTTTAGGTAAAGGTCAATCTGACACAGAAGTCAAGCTTGATGGTCTAATGACAGAAGTAGCTTTTTTAGATGGTGTGGCTTTAACTCCAACTTCTTTTGGTTATTTTGATGGGCATGCTAAATTTAAATCTATACCAATTAAAGGATTAGCTTACGGTGATAGAGGATGGTATTTACCATTTATAACAACTTTGACAGCACAAGGTTATAACATAGTTACATGGTTTGGAACTGGGGCTGCAAGGAAAGTTATTACTGGTGTTGGTTTTAAACCTGGAACTGTACACACTACTCAACTGACAGGCGGTAATACTAGTCCGTATCAATTACTTAGTTATGGAACAGACAATGGAGTGGGATACGCATACAACTCAGTTTCTGCTACTTTACAAGAACAAGATGCTAGTTCTCTTATATCATTTGATTCTGATGGTTTTACTGTAGGTGCTTCAGTTAAAGTAAATAGAGTAAGTACAAAGTTTGCTGGCTTTTGTTTTGATTATGGTCAAGGTTCATACGCTACTAATACAGATGGTTCAATTGATTCAAGTGTGCTATCAAATCCTGCTTATGGACAAAGTATTGTTAAATATACATCGTCAGGTACATTAGGTGTACAAAGTACAGTAGGTCATGGTTTAAACTCTGCACCATTTCTTATTGAAACTTTGTATATAGGTGGAACTGGAGATGGCCCAGATTCTGGTGGTTTTGGTTCAAGATTTCGTGGTTATTGGACTGGTTCTAATTATCCAAGCACAACTTCTCATTTGAACGCAGGCTCTGCACCGAACTTAAGAGGATATAACACAGATTCTGGTGATACTTTTATGAACGACACAGCACCTACTTCTAGTTTAATACACCTTGGTACAACTAATAATGACTTAACTAATGGCTTCACTAATACTAGTTGCCAGTTTGTTGCAAGATGTTATGCGGAAGTAAGTGGTTATTGTAAAACTGGTGGTTTTACTGGTTCTTCAAATGATGTAGTAATAGATAATTTAGGTTTTAAACCCGCAGTCATTTGGATAACGCAACAACATACAGGTGGTCAAACTGCTGAGGTGTTTTGTTTTAACAGAATATTAAATTATAGTGCTGAAGATAATGATGAAACTATATATTTCCACGATACTGCTGATGCTGACGATTTTGATGGTAATTCTCTTTCTTGGCAAAATGATGGTTTTACAGTTTTAAGTAACAGTAGTAGTATAAGTGGTAGTAGAGCAAGATTAGCTAGTTGGATAGCTTGGGCAGACACTAGAGTTGGTGGGCATTTAAACGATGTTAGTGGTAAAGGAAATCATTGGAAAGGTAATCTTGGAAATTCAACTCAAGATGTAATGGATGTAATAGAAGATACTCCTTTAGATGATTTTGCTAAATGGAATCTTAATGATAAGTCTGACCTTATGGCTATTCAACATGGTGGTATAGGATTAGAACCTACTTATGGTTCTGGCAATACTATTGTTAGAGCAGACATGGCATTAACTGGTAAACATTATTGGGAAATATTAGCATACGAAGGTCTTGGAAATAGTGCTGGATATCACGTTGGTGTATCAACTCATAATGCAGAGAAATTAAATGGTCACGCTTCAGCTTGGCACACTCATGGTTTAATGGCTGATGCTAGTAATGGAGAAATACAACCTTCTATTGGTGGTAATTTAGGCAGTAACCTTTCTGGTGAAACTGCTTTTAGTGCAGGCATAATAGGTTTTGCTGTTGATATACCTAATGGAACATTACAAGTCTTTAAAGACGGTACATCTTTAGGAACTATAACACATGCAAGTATAACATCTCCAGATATTAATGTATCGTTAGGAGGTCATCCTAATATACAATCACCTCAACCTTTATTTCCGTCTATTAAATTTATATCAACTAGTGGTGGGAAAAAAGTTCTAGCAAACTTTGGACAAGACTCTTCATTTGGTTCAAGAAAAACTCCACAATTTAACAAAGATTCTAAAGGAAGAGGTGATTTTGCACATGAACCACCTGCTGGTTTTTTAGCTTTATGTAAATCTAATCTTCCAGAAACTTCTATTGATGGTAGTAAACATTTTAATACTGTTCTTTATACTGGTAATGGTAGTACGCAAAGTATTACAGGAGTAAATTTTGCACCCGATTTAGTTTGGATTAAACAAAGAGTGGTTGATAGTAATGGAGTAGCCAGAGATCATATTATAACTGATACTGTTAGAGGTGCTACTAAATGTTTATCAAGTTCTTTAGGTGATGGAGAGTTTACAAATACAAATGGTTTAACTGCATTTGGAACAGATGGTTTTTCAGTAGGTAGTTATGTTAATGTAAATGATAATACTGAAACTTATGCAGCTTGGTGTTGGAAAGCTGGCTCTAGCAATACAACTTTTAACGAAAGTGGTGATAATCCTGGTGGTACTCATAATGCTAATGTTGAAGCTGGCTTTAGTATTGTTAAATATGTAGGTACAGGAGCAAATGGTACAGTTGCTCATGGTTTAGGTACAGCACCTAACATAATAATAGTAAAAAATCTTGATGAAAACGATAATTGGGCTGTTTATCATGGTGATAATACCAATGCCTTGCAACTTAATTCATCAAATGCTTCAACAGATGATGCTACTTTTTGGAATGATACAAGTCCTACTTCTTCTGTGTTTACAGTAAGCACAAACCCTAAAGTAAATGAAGATGGAGAAAACTATATAGCATATCTTTGGCGTTCAGTTCCAGATTATTCTGCAATAGGAGTGTACACAGGAACAGGAGCAACAAACGGGGTTTTTATTGAAACTGGATTTGAGCCAGTATTTGTTATGGCAAAAAGATTGCAAACAAGTGCTAGTTGGTTTATTGTAGATTCTGTAAGAGATGCTGGTCATCCTAAAACAATACATTTAGACTGGGCTACATCACAACCAGACGAGAATAATTCAAATAATATAGCTTTTCTTAAAAATGGTTTTCACGTACAAGGTAGTCAGTCAGATGCTAACAGTGGCGGTAGAACTTATCAGTACATGGCATTTGGACACACACCTCACAAACATTCTAATTCACAATAACGGAGACAACTATGTGGTACTACAATTCACAAATTATTAGACGACCAAAAACTATGGTTATAGCAGATTTAACTTATCCGCAGACCTTGTTTAACAATCCAACTCGTTTAGCTGCAATAGGAATTAAACCTTTTAAAATTGAAAGCGAAGATAATCGTTATTATACACATGGTGCTTATACTGTAGACACGAGTGGTGATGAGGTTATAGGTACTTACGCTGGAGTAGCTATAAATATAAATGTATTAAAAGCTAACATGGTATCAAGAGCCAATCAAGAAGCATCTACTAGACATGCTGCTATAGATTGGTATTGGACTAGAGCAGCTAAAGGCGGTACAGCAGTACCTTCTGCTATAGCTACTTACGCTTCAGCCTTATACAGCGAACACGAAACTATTAAGACTGCTATTGCAGATTGTAGTGATCTAGCAGCAGTTATAGCTTATGAAAATAAATCTCACACAGAAACTAGAAAAGATATAAACAATGATGGTTCTTATCATGCTTCTAATACGCATACGATAACTAAACATATAGATATGTGTACTCATTTTAGTGTTAACCCTGTTACTGAAGTAGACGATGGTTTTGTGAGTTTAGTAGCTGATTAATGAAAAAAGTATTAATACTATTTGTTTTAATGATGGTGGGGTGTTCAGTTGCTCCAGATAAAACTACATTAAGTGCTACTACTAAAGCTTCTACTGATGCAGTGCCTACAGTAAAAGCAGTTCAAACATTTAAATGGAGCAAGATAAAAAATGACGAATGAAATGAAAATGCCTTTAGCGTTAGTATTAGCTATTGCACTACAAGCTGGCGGTATGCTTTGGTATGTTAGTAAGATAGACAGCAAAGTAGAACTTATGTACGCTAAATATGAGCAAGCTAATCAAGAAGCTGTAATAGAAAATCAAATAAGAATGAGTATTGACTTATACACTGTTGTTGAAAGTATGGAAATAGTTAGCACTCAGTTAGAACAACTTACTCAAATGGTTGAAGAGCTTCGTCAAAAAACTCAGAAGTTGATCAAAGCTAAAAACAATCAAGGCAATGCTATTAAGAAACTAAAGAAAAAAATTAAAACTAAACAAGACAAAAAAAAGAAAAAGAAGAAAGAGGATAAGAAAGTATCGTGACTAAAGGTTTAGCTATTCTTCTTGCTTGTGTAGTGTTAGGTTTTATTGTAGCCGTTGTACTAGGTGTTGAAGCTTTAAGGTGTACACCACCTTGTATCTAAATGACAGAGATAGAAAGAAGTACGCTACGTTGGAGATGGACAGCTTTAGTAATTTATCTTTTAATCTGTTTTTATGATTTCTTGTTTGTACCAGTGTGGTATGGAGTCAATAGACCAGACATTAGTCAGTTTATGGAAGTAATAAATGCTACAAGCGAACCAATGGTTCAAATGGAATTAATGAAAAAGCTAACGGGTCAACACAGTCCGTTTACGCTCATGGGGGGTGGCTTATTTCACCTTGCTTTTGGTGCTATCTTAACAGGTAGTGCGGTAGGACTTAATAAATAGGAGACATTATGTACGGAACAGGATCATACGGAAAAACAAAAAGAAAGCCAGTTAAGAAAAAAGGTAAAAAATAATGAAAGGTGTAAAGCATTTTAAAAAAGATGGCACTGAACATAAAGGTAGTTCTCACAAAATGTCTAATGGCACTTTGCATACAAACAAAGCACATACTAAAACAAGTGTTAAATTATTTCATCTTAAAGATTTAAGTAAGAAAGCACAAGTTAAAGCTAAAGGTAAATAATGGCTAAAGACAGTAGATTAACAAAAAATGGTTTATCTGGTTTTAATAAACCAAAAAGAACTCCAGATCATTCAACTAAAAGTCATGTTGTTTTAGCTAGAGACGGCAACACAACAAAACTTATTAGATTTGGTCAACAAGGAGTTACTGGCGATAAGACTGATACAGCACGGTCAAGGTCTTTTAAAGCTAGACATAGT